TTAGGGGGTTCAAGGGGGACGTTGTCCCCCTTAGAGATATTATTATAATAATTAATTTATAATAATAATATATATCAATAAGTAATAATGTCTATAGCAGTTTTAAAAAAAAAAGCCAACACAAAATATTCGAAAAATATAAGTGTTGGTAAGGATGGATTTTCTATAAACGGTACAATAAGATTGAAAGGTGTAGTAGGCCAAACAAATTTAGCAGTATCAGTAACAAGAACAAGATTTAAAGGTACGCACCCGGTAGGCGCAGGTGGTAAAAACGGAAGTGCTTACCCGATAGTAATAGCAAATTCAGGTCATTGTCATGCCGAAGGCGGATTTGTTGCCTCAGATGCTTATCCTAGTAACGTAAAATTATCAACAAAAAACACGAAAGGAGCAATTATAAATAAAAACAAGTGGATGCACCGTGGATATCCTAACTATTGGGTAACTCCAATAAACAATGGTTATAATATAGTAAATAGTGCAGAACAATATATAGCGAAAAAACAAGCATTAAATTACTGTAATTCTTGTAATAAGACAGGTAAAGATCCATTTGAATCAGATGCGGGTACTAAAGATAGTGGATGTTGCAAAAAAGGGTATCATATTGGAGGTAGATTAGTAGCAGATAGTAGTTATACAAAACACATTAAACCGAATAACACGTATTTTGATAGATTACAAAAACTAAAATATCCTCTTCTTAATCCAGGTTCAGCAGGATTAAAGAAACCTTTTCCATTTAGATTAATACATGATGGTTGTGATAGTAATTATATGACAATTGAAGAAGCAGAGGCAGCAAACGCACTTTAAAATAACCAAAGCACCCAAAGCAGTATACTTTAAGTTTATTATATTAGATTATTAGATAAAACTAATATAATAAGACAAAATTAAGATATGATAAATGATATTGATATAGAATGGTTAGATGAATTTGACAAATACGACATATTTTATAAAGATAAGAATTATGATATAAATTTCACGTATATTTATACATCAAGACCAACGCATGCGCAGCAAGCACAGCAGCAAGCACAGCAGCAGAGTCAAGCATTACCAGTACCAGAAATCTATAAAATAAAAAAGGAATTAATCAAATTAAATAAAGAAAATATAATTTCAAAAGAGGAATTAGTATTCAACATAAATAAAAACAAAGAAGATACGAAGTTAATTTCAATATGTTTATATAACAACAAAGACGATATAAATAACATTAAATCAAATAATATAATAACTAATCCAAATGATTTAATTAAAGAGATAAACTATCTGGAAGATATAATAATTGAAGATACGATAAATTATTTAAAAAATTTAAATAGTATCATAATAATTTTTTACAAAAAAAACTATAAATATATAAATTTAGATAATAGTTATAAGATAATAAGTGATAATGAAATAACAGAGAATAGAAGCATAAATAAAAGAAGCATAAATAAAAGAAAGACATTAATAAAAAAAATAAATTCTAAAAACAAAATAGGTAATAATACAAGAAAAATAAAGATGAAAGAAGATAAAGATTAAAGAAGATAAATATTATAATATAAATGTCATTATACGTCCTACAAAACGATAACGAGAACGATAATGATGATAATAATATAGTATCAAATTTGCAAGATCTTTATATAAATTTAGTTAGAACAACTGATAAGAATAAGATAAAATTAATAGAAGAAAGGTTAATATATTTGATATCAATAACAAAATCCTCACAAGATAAGGAGTTATTAAATAAATTAATCAACATAACAATAAATACAAGAGATATAATAAATGGTAAGGGAGAATATTATTTATTTTATGTATTAGTATATGTATGGCATGAATATTATCCGGAAGTAGCGAAGTATCTTATAAAATCAAGTGTTATGTATGACGATAATGAGGATAGTAATATTTTTTGGTCATATGATATTAAATATGCATATGGAAGTTGGAAAGATATAAAATATTTTTGTAATTATTGTAAAGATAAATGTAAAGATGAAGAAGAGACCGAAAGGTCAGAAAGTTTAATAGATTATTGCTGTGATTTAATGATAAAAGAACTGAAGAAAGATAATAATAAAAGTAGTAATATATCATTAGCAGGAAAATGGTGTCCTAGAGAGAGTTCAAAGAAGTTTGGATGGTTAAATACAAAGATAGCGTGTAGATATCATAATAATTTAAATAATCCAAATAAAATCCGGATAAAGTTAATAAATAAGTATTGTATGAATTTAAGAAAAACATTATCGAAGTTAAACAAAAGAGTAGGTACATATCAAATATATCAATGTAATAATAAATTATATGAGTGTAAGATAGATGGAAAGATGGAAAAAGATGTACCGTATTCAGGTATAACTTCAATAACAGAATTCAAACAAATAAAGACATTAAGTAAAAATAATAATTACATAGAATATTTAAATAAAAAAGAGGAGATAAGTCATCCAAAAACATCATTATCAGATTTAGTAGGGAAATGTATAAACATAGAAGCGACATGTGGTAAGAAGGATAATATATCAAATGTAAAAAAAATAATAAATAAACAAGCGAATGAAATAATAGAAATAAAGACAATAAATATAAAAGAAAATCGGAAAATAAATCGTAACACCTATGAGGGAAATATAATTATACCATTTATAGATACAAGTAAAATAAAAACAGCAGAGAAAGAAGCAATAGGGTTAGGTATATATCTGGCAAAATTATCAGAGAGATTATCAAGGCGATATAGTAGATTAATGTTATATAACAATGAAAGTTATAACAATGAAAGTTATAATTGGATAAATTTAGAAAATAAAGATTTTTATGAATCGGTAAATGAGGTAAAACTTAAAATAAATAAATTATGTATCAACACAGAGTGTAAAACTAAGACAAAACCTGAAATAAAAGAAAATTCAAACTTAGCCAAAGGATTTGAAAATGTAATGAATTTATTAAGAGATATAATAATAGAAAATAAAGTGAGTGAAAAAGAGTTAAATTTATATAACATGGAATTCATAATAATATCAGAAAATGAAAAAGAGGAAAACAAGATGATAAATGATATAATAATAAAAAATTTTAAAGAAGTAGATAAAGGATTATCCCCTCCCAAAGTATTATATTGGAATTTAAAAAACAGTATAAAATCAAAGTCCAATTCAGAATCTAAATCAGAGTCCGATAAATATTCGTATTTAAATTACGTATCAGGTTTTAATGCAATAACAAAAGTAAACGCAATAACAAAAGCAAAAGCAATATTCTAATAATAAAATTCCAATGAATTATATTATCAGATAATATTAAGTATATATGCAAAGAATAAGTAGTAATTTACCGCCTCAGGCATTAAGATTAAATTTGACAGAATTATCGCGGATGTTTAATTCACCAGAGTTAGAGAGAATAATAGAGCAAAGATTTCTAACACCAATACAATATAATAGAATAATGCAAGAAGAACAAGAGCAAATAGAGCGTATAATATTAAATGATATAAACGAAATAAACGAAATAACACAACAAGAGATAAAATATAAAAAAATTTTAGATCCAGAAGAAGTAAGCAATATAAAGAAGGTAACTTATAATGAATATTCAAGGAATAAAGAGAGTATAAATGAATGTTGTTATATTGAATTAGAGGATTTTAATGATAACGAGACGATTTTAAGGTTACCGTGCAAGCATTATTTTAAAAAGGATGCAATAATGCAGTGGTTTCAAAAGGAAAGTCATAGATGTCCTCTATGTAGATATGAATTAAATTTCAGAGAAATAGAAAAAAATCAAATAGAAGAGATAAATGATTTAGATAGTGAAAAGATATCATGGTTATATGACATACAAAAGCCGAGTGCAATAGAACCGAATGCAATAAAGTCGAATGCAATAAAGCTGGATCTTAGAATAGATACGACACAAGTACCAGAACCAGCACCTATACCAGCACCAGCACCTATACCAACACCAAGAAGAATTAGACCGAGTATAGCAAGTATAAATCAAGGAATAATAGAAAATAGAATAGAACAAGCAAGACTTCAAGAAATAAGATTAAGACAAACAGCAAATAGGAGTAGAACAACAAATCATTTAATGAGCACACCGAACGCACAAATGTCACCTAGACCGGAAATGGCCCAAATATCACCAAGACCACATAGACCGCATAGAACACAAATGCTAATTAGAACATTAAGACCAAACAGAATAAGTATGACATCATTATTAAGACGTTAAATATCATCAAAATTAATTTCCCCATCACTATCATCAGCACCGACTCCAAGTATTTCTTCAAGAGGTTTAACTTTATTGTGACTATGACTATGACTATCGGTAGCAGTGGTCTTTTTATCATTTTCATTATCAGTATCAGAAGACATAGGCAATTCATCGTCATCTATATAATTGTTATCAAATACGACAGAATGGCCGAGATCTCCAGCGAGTAAATCATCAACAGTATTAGCTTCAGAAATTTTGGTTAGAATATTCCAATTAAATTCCCTTTCCATTTTTTTAAGTTTTTCCATATCATTTGGGTTATAAACTTCTAGCAAATCACATTTTTCTTTTTCTCTAGATGTTTCGTATTCTCTTGGACCAACAAGAATCCAAGTACCAACCTTAACCATATTATCACGCTTACCTCTACCCTTAAATTTATTTCTAATAATACACAATCTGATTTTACCATCAATACAGGTCGCTTCAACCATTCCTCCGCCAAATAATTTAGAAACCACAGCATAAATTTCACCTACATCGGCAAATCTAGTTTTGGCGGTAGCGGCGCTATCATCGTTTAGAAATTTGCGACCAATGCGTTTTGCTTTATTTCCACCAATCTTATTTTTAACCATTATATTAGTATCCTTTAAACGAAGTTATCCTTTAAACGAAGTTATCCTTTAATTATTTTATTTATTATTAATTATTTTATTTCAATTTATTAAATTAATTAAATTAATTAATATGAATATAATATCTCAGATCCAATTTCAGGAATAAAATTAGTATATAGATAAGGTATATCACCAGTAATTCTATCGTAGTATTCGTTTGATATTTCATCGGGAAAATAACCATATTTGCTATAAAATATTTCGTTCATATCATCAGAAGCAAATACTAATTTTTTATTTTGGTGATCAGTTGTTGCTTTATGTTCATCAATACGTTTTTTCCAAATGGGGGTATTAGAGCAATGATAATCCCAATTCATTAGTATTTCGTCAATTATATTGTATCCATTATTAATCCATTTATGTCTAATGAGATTAAAGGACCCGATATTCTTATCAATAGGATAACAGAGTTTATATTTCAAAGTGTCGCCTGACATAAACGATAAATGAAATTGAGATATATCATTAAGTTGGTATACATAATCAAATATTTCTTTATTAGGTTTAATAATGATAGATTTCTTGAAATTAGACGCCGCACAAGATGCCGCACATGATGATGCCATAGAAGAACCGATAACAATAGTTGTTATAATGCTATGTTTATAGAGTTCACAAGATTTATATTTTTGAGGACAAGATATATCTTGGTCTAAAATATTAACATCAACGTCAACCTTCAAATCATCAACATCAACCTTCAAATTATCAACAAGCGAAGTAATATTCTCAATCATAAGGTCAATATTACTTTCATCGATATGTGTCCCCTTATGTAGAGAGTTAAAATTCAAAAAGAATTTAAGTAAAGTTTGTTTAAGTGTATTCAATTTCAATATTGTGTCATTTTGAATATTACGAAGGTAATATAATAGAGAGCGAGAGTTATTTTTGCTAATAGACAATAATATATCATGGAATGCAGTATCATAATCGATAAGCCATTTAGGTTTCCTGCCTCTTGATTTTTTAGGAACATAAAATCCTGCTCCCATTTGCGAATCAATAATATCTAATTGTCGGAATAGAAAGACAGTATTATCGTGTTGTTTATTAAATAAATTATAAACTACGTAAATGATAGCAGTAATAGATATTTTCCCACAGGTAGCAAAAGCATCACAGGCAGCATCACCCACAACATCACCCACAACATCACCCACAGCATATTTGTTATAGATGGTTTGCATATTCTTAGCAAATCCCGGATTTTTAAGAGCATAAAAGTCGTAATATACTTTAATTAGAAATAACCAAGTTTCATTTTCATATCCACTATAATAATATTCTGAAATCCAGAAGATGCATTCTTCTAGTGACCTTTTATTGAGGAGACAAGATATAAAACTAAGTTTAACTTCATCTATAATATATAGGTAACGTGATAATGGAAGTAGATTCATTAAGAGCAAGCGTAGCAGGCACAAGCACAAGCGTAACAGGCACAAGCGTAGCAGGCACAAGCGTAGCAGGCACAGACAGAGTCAAGATCCAAATATATTGTAATTCTAATAAATATAATTACAATATATAATATTCAATTTTTAAGAGACAGAAATAGTTTTCATAGAGTCTCTTTTAATCTTTTGTTTAATAGATTTATCGTCAATTTTAATGCTTTCAAGTAAACTAATATAACCTTTAAAGTTATCCTCTTGAGTAAATACATTTGATAAATTATCAATATTATCTTGAATAGAAGGTCGTTTTTCTGGATTAAAATGACAGTTATCCAGACAAATTTGAGAGAAACAAGGAAAGGTTTTATGTTGTGTAAAACCATTATCAAATAAATATCCGATATGTCTTAAAAAAAGGATTGAAATAGAGTATTTATCCCAAGTATTCCAATGTTGTAAAAGTTCCATAATAATCTTGTGTTTATCTGTACCTGTGCCCGTGCCCGCTACGCTTGCGCTTGTGCTCGTACCCGCTTCAGTTGTGCCTGTAGGAACCGAGTATGTATATTTTTGGAAGTATTTAACAGCAGATACATAATATTTATCTTTAAATTCTTCACTGAGTATTTTAAACCCCTTATTATTATCAACAAATTCTTTACATATATCTTCAAGAGCATTAAGAGTGAGCAATCCAGCACTATAGGCATCATCTACACTATCGGCACTGCCAGAAGCGTTAGCACTAGCAGAAGAGTAAGAACCTTGATGTTTTTTTCCACCTTTAACTAAAAAACAAATAATATGTACTTCAATAGGCCATAAAAAATAATC